TATTCGGACGGCAAGGTGGTGGTGGATAATCCGCCGTTCTCAATTCTGGCGAAGATATGCGCGTTCTACCGTGACAACCATATTCCTTTCTTTTTGTTCGCCCCGAGTGCGTGAATTTTTCATGCGAGGTTTTCGATGATCCGCTTCTCGTTTTCGCTGAGCGGCCATACCGTCACGTCCTCCGCGGCCTTCAGTTCCGCGGCCTTCAGTTCCGCGGCCTTCAGTTCCGCGGCCTTCAGTTCCGCGGCCTTCAGTTCCGCGGCCTTAGCTTCGCTCATCAGATAGCCGCCGCCGAAGATGGCCTTCTTCACCGCCCTCTGCGAGTCGAGCCTAGGCGTGAACGCAACGTCCGACGCCTTGACACGGAACTCGACCTGCTTGCCAATCTTCCCGAGCCTGCTCACGGTAAGCAGTTCACGCGGATACACGTATTTCGGCGGATGCCTGCGTTGCTCTTTCCTGACGCGCTCCACGGTCTCGTCGATAGCGTTGGCCAAGTCCGGCGCGGTGCGAATCAGATCATCACCGAAACTCGTCACGAAGCTGGTGTTGACCTGCGCGCCGTTCGCGTATTCGATGGTCGAATTCGTGACGATCATGTGCGCCCCATTGCGCGACGTGCTGCAGAAGATCGTGAGACACGGGGCGAACAAAAAGAAAGGAATATGGTTGTCACGGTAGAACGCGCATATCTTCGCCAGAATTGAGAACGGCGGATTATCCACCACCACCTTGCCGTCCGAATAGTCGAACCGCTCGTAGTCCCCGCCCGGATAGAACGGGCGCACAATCTTAGCCGGGTCTATACCGTATTCCCGGCATGCCCAGTCTTTTATCGTCTCATACACTTCTGGGGGTGTGTAGCAGTCGTCCGTGGTCTTCTTCGGCTTGAATTTCTCCACGAACGAGCCGTAATCGTCAATCGTCTGCTGTCTGATGCCCATTTTGAAAGTCCTAAAAAGCCCGTTCTACCCAATGTCTCGCTCTCCCGTCTGGACTCGAACCAAAACAAGCAGTTTCAAAGACTGCCGTGCTACCCATTACACCACGGGAAAATTGGTTGGCTTGGACTTTAGCGGGCTACCGCCGCAATCCTATCGACCGCCAACCGTTGGCCGGAGAGCACATGCTCTGCACTATCGACCGTGCCCACTAGCCGCCCCTTTATGTTGCGTTTGAGTCACTGCAAGGGTAGTGCGCTCAACCGCCTAACGTGAGCCTAGGATACGCGTTAGGATTGCGGAACGTGAGGGATTCGAACCCCCGAACCGTTGCCAGTTAGCACCTTAGCAGGGTGCCCGCTTAAACCACTCGCGCAACGTTCCAGCCCCGTCTAGTGTAAACCTGAAAACCTAGACGGGTATTAAATTATTTATATATAGTTGGATGTCAACCCTGTTGACAAGAAATAATGTACATTGTCTTGCGCGATAATGCAACTCAGCGTGTCGTAAAAATCAGCTGATATAACGGCGCCTGAAATCTTTCTCATGCCACAGCATGTACAGACGGAGTATATATGCCTTTTGGCTACGCGGGTATGCTTTCATCAGTCCAGACCGGACACCATTGATATTGCGTCTCACCATGCGGATAGTCTTAGCCCCGCGCGTAAGCCGCCAATTATTCCACAGGAATCGGCCAAACCGAACCGTGGCATAGCTCATGTCTTCCGCTGGATGCTGGACGAATTCAAGCCATTCCCGCACAGTCCAAAAATCATTCTCCATCTTCATCGCCCTTGACAAACTCGATATTGATAGTGGGAGGCACGTACCCGTTAACCGTCTGTTCGACCGGTTGCAAAGCCTTGCCGTCAACACGGTCAACAGTGTCCACTAGCTTCTTCCAACCTTCATCTTTCTTCATATCAAGGACGGTTTTCAACGCGGCTTGCTGGAATTGGGTAAGCTCCCCCGCTTTGGACTTCAAAATAATTTCTTGAAGTTCTATATCTGTCATGCGGCCAAACTTATTAACGTTATAGGTGTATGAGTCTTCTTTCCTCCACCTACCGTGACACGCGTTCTCTGGATGGTCACCGAAACCGCCTTTGCCGGTCGGGTTGTTGACCATTCCTTTCTTAACACCCATCGTCAAAGTCCTCCAATCCCATTTGCACACTGTGCGGCTTACGAAATTCCGCAATCATGCTTTTTATTTCAGGGTCATTTAGATCAATCGGCGTAGAATTATGCGGAATACTAAACGCTTCCAATTGTTTCCAGGTCAAACTCATAAGCCCACCACGCTTAAAATGGTTTTACACAACAGTACGCAGATAAGAATCATCATCAGCGTAAAAGACACTAGCAACAGCATGGCCGCGATACTGCCGAGAATATGGCCGATGTTCTGTTTAAGCTTCTTCACTTGCCAGTCCCTCCACTGTGATATGCGCTCCAACATGGTATCCGCTCGCATAAATCTTCGTCGCTCCCAGGTCAACCACCTGACTATCATCCACCCACACTCCCGCATCGGTCAAGGCGTCCAATACGGCACGGCACAGTTTGTCAACGTCCGGCGGAACGGTAGGCATATGACGTTTCACGGTTTTGGGCCGCGGCATGAGAAACGTGATACGCACCGACACGGGCACATCCTTGGCAAACTGCGTGAACTTTTCCCGAGTCATTGCAATACGCGCATTATCAGCCACTAGGCCACGCCATGGCTTCTCCCTTTTGCTCATGGGTATGGCGTGCCCCCGCACGAACCGGTAACTACCCTTGGGCGCGGGAGTCATGCCATACGCGTTAAACGTCAACGTTGTGGTTTTCAAAATGCGGTGTCACCCCAAGCGTCGCTATTGCCGAAATCATCGAAATTCGACGGGCTACCAGTGTTCTGCTGTTGCGGTTGCTGAGTCTTCGGAGGACGGGGCGGATACACTGTAATCTGCGGGAATCGAGCGTCGAAATACACGCGCGGTTGCCCGTTCTGATCGGTTCCACAAGAGTAATTAAACGCGGTTTCCAAACGCACCTCGCTACCCTTGTGCAAGACTTTTTGCAAGGCTTGAGCGCGGTTGACGTCCCACTCGGTACAGCGGATGAAAATCTGGCAATCATCCACATACTGGCCTGTCTGCTTATCCTTGTGCGATCCGTTACCGGCCACGGTGAATTGCAGAATCTGCTTGCCAGTCTTCGTGGTCTTCATTTCAGGGTCGCCGGTGAGCCTACCGTGTTCGATCAGCATAATAGGGTCGTTCATTTGTTTTGCTCCAATCTTTTCGACCGCTTATATTCGCGTATCTGCGCTAAGCGTTCCTCGTATTTTCTGGGATATTCTTTTTTGATTCGCGCGTATTGTTCGCGGTCATGTTGCAACCGTTCCTCACGGTGTGCTTGATAGTATCGGCGTTTACGTGCCCGTTCAAGCTCTCGCTGGTGGGCGGTTAGTGGACGTTTGCGTTTCGGTTTCCGGAATGCCTCTATCTGCTCTTGCAGTGGGGCAAGGTCGTAGTCCTTCATCTGAGTGATGTGCGCTTTCAACGCGCATTCAATCTCACCCTCGGCGGATAGCCTACTCACTTACTTTATCCTTCGGTGGTGTTGACTTCTTAATAAAGTCTTGTACATTCTCTTCGGATATTCTCCACATTCTACCGACCTTGAATCCGTCGAGCTTGCCGGAATTGAGCCAATAGAAAACGGTTTGAACGGTCACGTCGAAACGTTCCGCAATGTCATTAGGCTTTAAGTATTTCATACTTCGATTGTATCACATGATTTTTATAAAACACGCAATTTTAGAAAATAGTCAAGTCTTTTTTACTCTTGGTCATGTGTAGGTACTAGGTACTGTGGGGGTAGGTACTAGGTACTGTGGGGGTAGGTACTAGGTACTGTGGGGGGGTAGGTACCTAGTACTCACGAAGTATAACCATATTTCTTTAAGGATAACCATTTAAGAAAAAACATATAAGATAGTTTGCGCTTTGGTTGAGTTTATGTTATTGTCAAAATATGACAAAGCTTAAAGAACAAGGGTTCGTAGCAGTAAGACACTGCATCATTCGAGACCGCACCATAGGCGGCTATACGAAACTCGTCTACATCATCATCGCTGACCACAGCGACGAAAACAATCTCAGTTTCCCGAGCGTAAGCACCATAGCCGCCGAAGCCGGATGCACACCAAAGACGACACTAAAGGCCATAAGGGAACTAATCGCCAAAGGGTTCATAACGCGGGAACATCGAGCACTAGCCAATGGCGGCACCACGTCGTGCCTTTACCATCTTGAGGAGCCACGCAATTTCAAAGCCAATACTGAAAGGGCTAGGCAGTCTGACCCTGATACGCTTGATAAAACGGTTTACCAAGCTCCAGAATCGACTACCACGGTAGAACCCACACACGAACCCGCACTGACGGAACTCGCGCCACATAAGCGCGAGGAATACCCGAACGCATTCGAGCAACTGTGGACAATCTACCCGAAGCATGTAGCCAAGATGGCCGCTTACAAGGCTTGGCGTAAGGCAAAAGTAGGCATGAACAGCGCCTTCCTCCTGGCCAAGGTGCAGTCATTCGCCGCGCAGTGCGCCAGCACGGAAACCCGGTTTATACCAAATTTCGCAACATGGCTCAACGGGGAAAGATGGAACGACGAATACCGTCCAGACCCGCCGCAAGCCCGCAAGCCCGCCACGAACGCGGAACGGAATATGCGGAATCTCGCCCAAGCGATGCAGTCACAAACCGACCTCTTCGGTTTCCAGATCGAGGTGGGGAGTGCCGCAAAATCAAGTGAGTGTTATAAGGAATTGAGTTCGGCGTGTCGCACTCAACAATGATGTATTATGTAATTACCAGACAAAGAAAGGACAAAGAAAATGACCAGCATCGAATTCACCAATACCAGCACCTACGCCGACCTCTTCCACTACTGGATGGACGAAGACTACAAGCTTGACGGTCTCAACTATAAACTCCGCTACTGCGAGCCTATCAGCCGCGACCAAGCTGTTGACGACGAAGGGCAAGCAATGTATGACGAATATATCTTCCACAAGTCGGGCGATGAGTTTTACAACCCGTATAGGACGTTCACTGCCGAGCAGGTCGAGCTGTTCGCGCAGACTTGGTGAGAACCATAGCGGCGGAGGCAACCGCACACCCCTCCATAACGACCAACCGGAAGGAAAGGACAAACAAAATGATTAAACTCCAACCGTACGATCAAGGCGAATACATCTGCGACGCATACGTCATCATCGACAAAGAAACCGCAACCGCACACGTCCGCAACGTTGACCACGGAATCAACTTCGACATTGAGAATCTGAACCGGGCAGGCGGTATTCTGTTCACCCTCAGAATTGAAATGCTTAAACGAGGATACAAACTCGGCAGGTTCAGGCATGACTACACCCTCGGCAGATTCAGGCATCATGGCTACACCACCGAGGGCGGCTACAATGTGGACGTCTACGAACGCAAAGCCTGAAAATACTTATACTAGCCCCGCCCGCAAGGACGGGGCACACAATGAAAGGAAAATAAAATGCTGACACTATTCAACGACATACCCCCGTACGACATGCATTCCGTCGTTGAGTGCGACAAGACAAAAGACACGGCAATCTTCGAAACAGCAATAACCATACAAGACAACCACAAAATAGCCCGCTACCGCGTATGGCTATCAGCCTGGAAAGGCTTAGAAAACCGGCAGAGAAGCGGAGCCAAATCTAAAAGTTACATGATGAACGTCGTAGCCCCCTCAGACTGGACGATCGATAAAGTCCACAATACGATACTCGCGTACCTTGCTGGAATCAGTCGGCTGAAATTCTCAAGCGGCATCCAATGGCGACACGGTGACTACCAGACACAGCCGCACGATTCCTCCCAAGAGGACTACATCCTTTACCTTGACGACTTTCTGGACTCAATCACACCAAACTTCTGAAAGGGAATATGAAATACATAAGCCTTTTTAGCGGGGTCGAAGCCGCGAGCGTCGCGTGGAAGCCATTAGGCTGGGAACCGATCGCCTTCGCGGAAATAGACCCATTCCCAAAAGCAGTACTCGCACACCACTACCCAGGGGTGCCCGACCTTGGTGATATGACAAAAGTAGATTGGAGGAAATACCGTGGAACAGTTGACATTGTTTGCGGAGGAAGCCCCTGCCAAGCATTCAGTGTCGCCGGACTCAGGAAGGCTCTGGACGACCCACGCGGCCAGCTCATGCTCGAATATCTCCGAGCTTGCCATGAGATTAATCCAGAATGGATCGTGTGGGAAAACGTGCCCGGCGTATTATCCGCAGATGGCGGACGCGCTTTCGGCTCACTGCTCGCAGGCGTGGCCGAACTCTGGCCTGATGGGGGGGCGGCATGGAGAGTGTTGGACGCTCAGTTCTTCGGAGTGGCCCAGCGACGCAGACGTGTGTTCCTTGTCGTCAACACTAGAGACTGGCGACGTGCCGCGCCGGTTCTTTTTGAGCGCGAGAGCCTGCGCTGGGATTATCCGTCGAGCCGGAAAAAGAGGGAAGCCCTTGCCGGACGACCTAATGCAAGCATTGGAGCGACAGCTCGCAGCATTGACTTCAACCCAAGTGACGGAAGATTCAGATTCCCGGAAGACCCAAGCTTAGCGCCTACCTTGACGGCAAGGATGGGCACTGGCGGGAATAATGTGCCGCCTATCTACTGCGCAACCGACAGTGAGGCAAACATGGCTATTGGTGAGGATATGTCTCCGACATTGACCGCTCATGATGCCAACTCCGCGCGCTTCATCAACGCCCCAAGCACTTGCATAATCCGCTCGGGGAAGGAAGGTGGTGGCAAGGGTGCTTTGGTGCAGCGTGACATGAGCGCGACCCTCACGACAGCGCAACAGCAGACTCTTTTCGCTGGTGGGGATGACGCTTTTTCAGTGCGACGGCTCACGCCAGTCGAGTGCGAGAGACTGCAAGGCTTCCCGGACGGATGGACGGACGTGCCGTGGCGTGGTGCCGAGCATGCGCCGGATTCCAAGCGTTACAAAGCCCTGGGTAATTCCATGGCAGTGCCGATCATGCGTTGGCTCGGCAGAAGAATTGACGCCATATTAAAGGAAGCAAAATGAACACTATCAATCATCCAGCACACTACACCGACGACACGAAGCCTTGCGAATGCATCGAAGTCTCGCAATATCACAGCTTTTGCGTAGGCAACGCGATAAAATACGTGTGGCGGCACCGACTCAAGGGGCGCCCCCTCGAAGACTTGCAGAAAGCGGAATGGTATCTGCAGAGGGCTATCGACAATGGTGAGAAATGCCGTCTGCAAATCGATGGCGAGCCATTGGACGCGCACAATCTCATGCAAGTGGGTAAGTGCTGTCGCTATATGGACAACTTGTTTGATATTGCTAGGCGCGCTGTGACCTATCGTGAAGGCTTTTTCTGGCTATACCTGCGTAAAGGTGATTTGCAAAACATGTTGCGAATCGTGAAAATGATGCAAGCGGAAATCAAGGGGCACGAGGATGAATAAACTGCAAGTCCAGGCGCTCCTAACCTATGCCAGCGCCTTTGATAACCGTCTTGTGACCGATATCCAGGTGGCCGCATGGACGGAAGCGTTAGCCACTGACATGCGACTTGACGTAGCCAGGGAAGCTATACGCCAATTTTTCGCGAGCCCGGAATACACGAAGAAGCGTCCTTATCTCATGCCCGCCGATCTGAACGCGTTTTGGCGCAGATGGAAACGTGACCATACGCCTTCCGAGGCTGACATTACGCGGGAGATGGCCGCGCTTGGCATTGAGGGTGATGCGAGTTGGGAGTATCGGCGGAATCGGTTGAGTGGGCGTGGTTTGGAAGAGTCCGCGCAATCCGCTAAACTGTTCCGTGGTCTTGAGAGCGCGCGGGGGTTGAGTCGGTTGGGCGAGATTATTCCTAGTCCGGCGTGTCGCACCAAACAATAATGTATTATGTAATTATCAACCGATAAGAAAGGAAACACCAATGAAACTCAATGAAAAATATATGGCAGTCCTCAACGAAGTACCGAACTTCGTCACCGACCTCACCGCCAACGCGGGACAACGCACCTACAAGTACCTCAACCTATCCACCATTCTCAAGACCATCAAACCTATTTTCGCCAAGCATGATTTAGCCTTCCGTCAGGTGGTGCGCATGGGCGCGGTAGGCGACAAAGTGGGCTACGGCACGGTCGAAACAATCATTTTCGACGCTGAAGAGACCTTGAACGTCGGTTCTTACCCCTTCGTTATTGTCCCAGACCCTCAGGCAATCGGCTCCGCAGTGACCTACGCGCGCCGCTACTCCCTCTACGCTGTCCTTGGTATCTTCCCGGACAAGGACGATGACGGAGCCGCCATGCGAGACTATTCCGCCCCACAGCATCCACGCAAGGCCACGGCGCAGGAAGTCAACGCCCTTAACGACATGGCCCAGGCGGCTGGAACAAATCTGGGGTTCTACGTCAACGCACTAGCAGAGCAGTTCGGCCATGAGGTGCGTAAGCCTCAGGACTTGACCGAGCATGACGTCATGCTTCTGCGCCAGGCCATCAGTAAGGGCGGTAATAAGTGAAAAAGGTTGCTATATTCTGCGGTTTCTTGGCGCTTACGATCGTGTCCGCTGTTGCTTTGGGAGTGGCATTCCAATGCGATGATAGGCTCATGATTCTTCTCTCATTGGTTACTATCCTCATTGGTTTGGCGGGCATGGGTTTCGTTGCCATGGATTACCTCTAGTCCGGCGTGTCGTAACCAAAACTGTTGTATTATGTAATTACCAAACAAAGAAAGGACAAACAAAATGGGAATCAACCTCAGCACCGCAGAATGCTACATCATCAGCTACCTTGAAAACAGCGGACAGGATGACGGCAATTGGGACACCTACGGAGCCGCGAAAGACCTCTGCTTCATCTGCGAACTGCAAGGGTACACCGATTATGACCAGGTAGACCCCGACGAGTTCACCGAACTCCTCAAGGAACACGCACTCTAAACCAAACCACAGCCCCGCCCGCAAGGACGGGGCGCCATCTAATGAAAGGAACAATAATGGAAGATACAATAACCCTTGCCCAATACGTCAAGTTCCTCAAGGAAACGCTACACCAGCTCGAAAAAGTAGCCGAAGACTCACCAGACATTGAATTGAAAGACTACACGCCTCAAATCGCAATCTACCCCAATTCCAGAGAGGACGCACTTGACTTGCTCCACTTGGCTGGAATCGAACCGACGATTTACAAAAACATCGTAAGAGGACAATTCAAAACTGGTAACGGAATCGCCTACGTCCACTATGAGGAAGAGATCGCGGGAGAGGATAAATGAAACTCACACTATGGCCGGGAGCCATGCCCATCACATTCAGAACCGTCGCCGGAGAGCGAGAATACAAAGTCATGAAAGGTGTATACGGATACCTCATTCAATCCAAAAACGGCAATCTGTTCACCTTGGACAATGCAAACAACTTGCGCGTAGTCGACCCCAGCAACGTCCAATATCTTAACTCACTGACAGAGGGGGAACGTCTAAAATTCCTCCGCAACGCGTTCGGCATCAGTCAACGAGAACTAGCCAGAATGTACGACGTCCGGCAGGCAATGGTAGCCCACTGGGAAACAGACTACAGGCATATCGCCCCGAAACGCGTCGAACAAATCGAAGCCACACTATTCAACGCTTACATTCGCACAGCATCTAGAGCCGGACTTCCGGTAGGAAAGGAAAACTAAAATGAAGATTCTGAACGTTTCGCAAACGCAGGACACGCAAGCATGGTTAGACGCCAGGATTGGCAAAATCACTGGCACCAAAGCCGGAACACTCGCGCTCGAACATTACGCCCAAAAGGACGTAGCCAAGCTCGAAGCCATGGCAGACAAGGCAAAGACCGAAGAAAAGGCTGAAGAATATCGAGTGAAAGCCGAACAAGCCAAACGAGATAACGCACGGTTGAAAGTCAACCTCGACTTCTGGCAGTTCCTCGCCGACATGATCGCGGAACAGCCGGACGGAGAACCGCCAATGGAGCGCGGCCACCGTTTGGAAAACACTAACATCATGCTGGCGTGCGAGAAACTTGACATTTCCACCGACATTGTGGAATTCAATACTGGAATGTGGGTAAGTGACGTGGATGACCGTATTGCGGTCAGTCCTGACGCTCACGCCAAGCCGCAAACCGATATTAACGGGCTGAAATATAATCCCACGTTCGCGTTCGAAGCGAAAAGCCTGGGCACGAAATACCATCTCCAAACGGTCGTCCCGTTCCGCGTGTTCCAGATGCTCAACGATCCGGAAACTCCGAATAGTCAACGTGATGAATTGCGGTCGTTGGCGCTCAAACTCTTCCCGGAGATTCTGGAATCGCGTCGAGAATTCGACTTCATCCCGGAACAGTATCAGACTCAAGTGCTCCAGTATTTTGTCGTCAACCCTGACTTGCAGACGGTGTATTTCACCATGTACGACGATAGGGTATATAGTAGTCTGCGACATGAGGTGTTCGCTGTGGACCGGCGGAGTGTCGCAAGTGAAATCGAAGCACAGGAGACAAAGGAATTGCAGACATTGGCGCTTATTGACGAACTGCAAAAACTGGGGGGTGTGGACTGGTGAGCATTTCAAGACGTGTCATTTACGCGGTCTTCGACGATTGCGCGGGATGCAGACACCGTGAATTGATCGACGAACTCCGAAAAATGGTGTTGCGCGTCAAGAAGAAAACGGGCGTTATGATCGCCCTCATGGTCGTTCAGCCTGGTAACAGTCGTTACTGGACTTTGCGCAAGTGTCACAAGTATTCTAATGCGCCTTTTTTCGTGTTCGACGGGGTGTGTTATCGCCATGTGGATGCGCTTGAGGTGCAGTGTTTGGCGTATTGCTCTCGTTGAGATTAGGGAATCTACGAAGAATTTCGTGGGTTCCCTTTTTTGTTCCCCCGGCGTGTCGTAGCCCAAACTATTGTATTATGTAATTACCAAACAAAGAAAGGACAAAACAAAATGAACACCGAAACCAACTGCTTCAAGGGATACAACATCAAGGCCACCACCAACGAAGACGGCACGGTAAACGTCGAAACATGGTGGAACGAGAACACCACGGGAGCATGGTGGAATGGTACCGAACATGCACAAGGCAAGTTCAACACCAGAAAAGAATACCTCAAGTGGCTCACTGACAAGTTTGCAGAAATCGTCGGAGAATAACCATACCGCCCCGCCCGCAAGGGCGGGGCACCAATTGAAAGGAATCAGCAATGAGCAAAAACGACGGATTCGTGGCAATACTCTTTATTTTCGGACTCGTATTAACCGCAAATGAAGACATGAACATCATCAATATTATCGGTGTCGCGTGCGTGTTTTCGGCACTCTACATCTACCGCAAAGGAGCGAAGAAATGAACAAAGCAGTACAGGCCGGACTAGTCGCCGGATACCTCAACACTTGCGTCCAGATCACGGACGGGTACGGACTGAAATTAAGGATCATGCGTGAAAGCTGGAAAATGGCGTGCGACAAAGTAGCCGACCATTACGAAAAATTCGCTCAATCCACGGACGATAACCGCAAACGCTGTGTGTCGGTAGGGAAAAAGGCACAGGCGGAAAGCTTGAAGAATCTTGCCGTGTGCGGTTGGTGTCTCGCACCATTCATCACTTTCCCAGTGTGGGTTCTCATGGCGAGGAAGACTGGTTTACGTGGCTATCTGACGGCCATCAGCGTATGCGCTTTCACCAGGCATCTCGCGGAAATGTACTAAAAGGGGGATATGGTGAAATATCGGAACGTTGACGCTTACGACTATAAGGTGCAAGCGCACTACTCCGAAAGCGGTATTGTTTGGGAAGTGTACGAACGCACTGCCGACGGTTGGGAGAAACGCAAACGCGGCTATGACAGGCGGGTCGCCGAAGCAAGGAAGAGAGCGCACGCGGTTATCGTTCGGCTTGCCGAAGTGTGTTATGGCGCTGATTATCGCGTGTCCAGGTTGGTGCCATTGAAGTATCCGATGTGTTGGGGTGTGTTTGTCGAACGTCGGCGCGTCGCATAACCAAGTATTTATGAATAACTCTGCGACTGACACCCCGCCCCGCCCGCAAGTGCGGGGCACACTTAATATGGAAGGAATAAAACATGTATACGGTCCATTTTAACGGCATCGAATACGTATGTGACACATTCAGACAAGCCGTAGCCATGGCAAGAATAGCAGTGACGCACGGAGACGTCGCGACCATTCTTGACGATGAAGGCGAAGAAGTCGCATCATTTCACCCAATGGAGGAATAATGCTAGCGAAAGAAGGCAAACCAAAAGAGAAAAACCCGACCGAAGAAACCAAGCGTAACGTGTTGGAACGTGACCGCTACCGGTGTGTGAGATGCGGACGGGACATAAGATACACGCCCTTCGGCTACTCCATCCACCACCGTAGGCTACGCTCGCACCCCTACGCTGGAATGCATTCCAGTTCGAACCTCATAACCCTCTGCGGGTCAGGCACCACCGGTTGCCACGGTTGGGTACATGAGAATGTGAAGGAAGCCGAACGACTGGGATTAATCGTTTCAGGCTTCGCACGACCCGAAAGCATTCCAGTGCAAACGTGGGACGGGTTGAAAGACATTTAAAAAAGGAGAAGCCGCACGGTGAAAGAAACCCGTGCGGCTTATCAATGACAGCACTAAAAGTCAATCGCCAAAACTTTCAGCACTTCACATTATACTAGGCCAACTCGTTTTCGTCAACGAACGTTTTGCCGAGCTTTCCGCCCATCACTTGATTGACAGCAGTGTAAACCGTCTGCGACACACCAATCACAGCAACAAGCAGTACACCCCACGTATAACCGTGGTTGAAACCGCCAACAGCCGCGATAGACAACATGCCCAACACGACACTGACCGCGAGACTAAACAAGGCGGTCATGTTATCCGGCAGAATCGGCTTGACGACCTGCACGAACACGGGAGCAACCAAACCGACGATAACCACCGCGATAGTCTCAGCCTGAGTAATATCCATAATTTACTCCATTCACCAATACAAGGTCTCGCCCGGATAAATCACATTAGGATTGCCCGAACGATAACCCTTAATCTGACTTGCATTAATCCCATATCGCGCCGCGATACCGCTCAACGTGTCTCCAGACCGAACAGTGTAACGACGTGCTCCCCCCGTGTAAACGTTAGTCCCTCGACGGCAAACACGTTCACCAGCATAAATGATGTTCGGGTTGCCGGAACGGTAGCCAGTCCACTCATTCCAACTACCACCATAACGGAAGGCAATCGAACTCAAAGTGTCACCAGACTGGACGTAAACGCATTGCGCGGAAGATTGGACCGTACCACACCCAAGACGATTGTTAACAATCCTCATGACCGAATCATAATAACCGCCCAGCAAAGCCTTGCGTGTCGCGCCATTACCATATTTACCGGCGATAACATCATTTGCCATCTGATTCACGTCACCGTTAGGTGTGGTGTTCGGTGTGTCATGCTTCACGGTCGTAGTGGTGCCAGTATTAGCGAACGAATTAGGCACGCACCCACTACGCTCACCGCAGGCAATACGCCCCCACGCGGTATTATCCCCGAAGAACAAGTCAAGGTCAAGGAACCCACCATATCCATTCAACAAGCCGTGAGACGTGTATTGCAACATGCCCTCGCCTGCACTACCAGCATTCCACGGCTGAGACTGATATCCAGTCGGCGCATTGCTCGCATACTGTGCTTTCCACAGCATACAATGTTGGCGCACGTCCGGCGGAATCTGCCACACGGCGGACGCTTGCACATAAACCACCGGCCACACGCCAGTACGTTCATGCACGCGATTAACCCAAGCGCGCACCCAATTCCCGTTGCCCCATGACGCGTTACGGTAGCTCTCCCAGTCCAACACGAGCATGGAACGACCAACATACGAGCCGATAGTGTTAACGAAATAGTCGGCTTCCGCGATCGCGTTACCACCATTCGCATAGTGATACAACCCATGAGTCTTCCCGGTTTCGATGGCGCCAGTAATCTGGCTAACCCACGAAGCGTTAGTGAAGTCCACGCCCTCGGTTGCCTTGACGATAGCGAAATCAGCCGGAATGGTGCGCGTGATGTTCGCGGGTTGCCATCCGCTCACGTCCACTCCATTCATGTTCGCCAACGCGACACTAGGCGACAGCATGATAGTCGCGCTCAACGCCAAACCAACTACCGGCCTGACCATGCTTCGCTTGATACGCTTATGTTTAGGTGTTCGTTTCATTCTCCCCCCTTACTGCTTGCGCAAGTACGAATCTTGTTAGTTATCTCAGTGCCCACACCATTACCACCAAGCGCATGGTAGGCGGTGTAGACGCGTTCGACTGTTTCCTTGTCCGCGATGGGCACGAACCCGTTACGTTCCCGTTGTTCGTCGAACTGTTTCAGTTTGCAGAACAATAGTTCTTTTACACCCTCGCGTAATGGGTTGCGTTTCGCATCGATTCTATTCAACACCCATTGCGCGAGGATAGTCACCGTCTGACTGCCGAGGATCGCGCAAATAACAGCAGTGTCCATTAATTGTCCCATTCGATAGGCGGCATGGTGAAATCATAGGTTATCTTCATTGTCTGCCGACTGTTTTTCGTCACGGGATTATCCAAGCGTGCGCGACTGAAGTACTGCGTTCCCAAGTCCAAACCCAAGTAATTATTATCGAGTAGGAAATCTCCCATGAAACAACCTTGGAAAGGCGAATTAGCAACACCGTAAGAGCCAAACCACTTCTGCCGTGACTCTAGTACGTTCGCATTATCGTCAATGTCGAACACAAACCCGCCGATAATGATTGAATCTTCCTCGGGCAATGCGGTCAAAAGAGCTGGGTCGCTTGAAGGCGTGCTCGGGAGGGTGAAAGCACGAAGCTGTGCGAAAGCCGTGGAACGCTCCACAAGCGTGTACGTACCCGACACGTTTTCGATGGTGAAGAACGTGTCACGCTTAGGATGCCAGCAAATCGAATCAACCTGATTACTCGTCGTGACTTTCGTCGGGTTCGCCAAATCGGAGAGCGGAGCATGATACACGTAATTACGATAACGCGGTGCCCACCAAAGTTCGCCACGGCGGAAAGCAATCCGAGAATTAGAAGAGAACTCACTCAAAGGATGGTCGGTGGAAACCGGAGTACCGCCCTGAAGCCAGTTGATGAACTCGTCAACCGTTATAACGGTAACGCCAGCAGCGTATGAGTAGATAAGCGTCTTACCATCATTTACGATACACTTGCCAAGGGTCTTGCCAGCGCTCAGCAAGCCGGGGCTGTAAATGGAGTCGAAATTCCTGGACTGCATGGTGGTGTAGACACTCTGAAAACTACCGTTCGCCTGAGTGGTAGCGAAATCATACACGAAACGCTGCGAATTCGCCTTCTGATAACTCTCAGCCGGGTTGAACGAACCATTATCATTCGAGCTACTGCTCGCACCATACCCACCATAGGCCAGCGCATTACCGTGGATAACTCGTTCACGCTCGTTAGCCGCGCCAGCATAATCCGTCAACGTTAGACCTGTGTTCAACCCTTTACTCATGTAGATACTGCCAGCAATACTGGCAAGGCCGGTGGTCACAGTCGTACTCGTGCTAGACACGTGTGTCAGTTGCATGAAACGACTGTTAGTGACCTTACGCAACGCGCCATAAACGAACGGGCTCACGTAATTGTCGTGCTCCTCGCATTGCGCGAGACTCCCGTCAATATTCCGTACTTCCACCTTCACGTGCCCATGCACCTTAAAATCAGGGTCTACACGTGACACTAAATCAACCGCCATTGTATTGTAATCCTCCTAGATTGTAACGGTAACGCCCACATTTAATTCTACAATTGTCAGCTTGTACGTGCCCATTGGCGCCCCCTGCACGGTTGAAACGTCCAGACTCGTAGACCCGCCAGTCACGGGCGGCATCTCCACAGTCCAAGTGGAATCATCGTTAGCAAGGGTGAACACCGAATCATTCTCGGCGTTAGATATGGTGATAGTGTGCTTATCATCCGAAAGCCACACGAACGGCTGCAACGTATCCGTGACAGTACGCAGCGAACCCACGAAACGCTCAACCGGGTCAGACACGGAAAGCTCCGACAACTCGGGGAACGAAACAGTAGCCAAATCGGAAACATTACGCACCGAGCCCATGAAACGGCTGACTGCATCCACAACACGCCTATCAGGACGCTCATTAGTGATGCCACCATACGCGCCCCGAGCGCGGATGAACACCTGACCATCATTCTTCGCAATGCTACCGGCTCCCGTATGCGACAGGTACAGGTCAAGCGTCAGTGAATCATTGGCCGAAACATTCGTAATCAGGAACGGCAAGCCGATAGTCACCCAACCGACCTCGCAAGCCTGCTGGATACGAGCACCCGCCCTCTCACCATTCAGTAGCCAATACCCGTCCAGCTCACCCGCCGTCGTGGTCTTGACATTAAGACAGGCATAGACTTCAAGCCGCGTGTCAGCGTACACGTCCAATTGCACGGGGAGCACCCGCTGAGCCGTGCTACCGAGCGTGAAATCATCCGTCGTGAAAGCCTGAAAAACAGACTCCTGCTCGGTATTATCCGTATCACCTGACAGGGTATCAGTGGCGACAGTGAATGACGGCGGCACATAATCCAACGTCACACTATCGTCATCATGCCCGCTACTATGATGGATAACGGAAACCTTCGTGATCACCTTCGCCTGCAACGGCTCGTCCCAGACGGCGACAATCTCACCCAAACGCAAGCCCTGAATATCATCGACCGCGGTCAGGTCATACGATATCGTCGGATAAGCGGTTACAGCCAGTTTCTTCTTCGCGTCCGCGAGCAGGTTGGCGGCTACCGTGTAGCGTTCGTCCTGCCATTCCTGACGTTTCGTGAAACGCTTTCGTGCTTCGGTCTCGCTCAGACCAAGACCAACATACCAGCCGAAGTCTTCCACTAACTCGCTATCGTTATTCACGCCGCGCACGGTAAGTCCGTTAGCTCCGATAGGATGCAACACGGTACACGTGGGCGGTGTCTCTGTCTTCTTGATGTCATCCAGATTATCGCCATATGTGAAGACGCGCGACGGCTCAGACGGCAAAGGTTTAAGGAAGTCAACCACGCGATTATACGAGTCGAACGACAGGCGAAGGTCGGCAAGATTCGCCAACCATTGCAACAGTTCAGTGACCTTATTGCCCTGCAAATCGGCGTACACGCGGCGGTCTGTTTCGATGGTTCCGACCGCCCACAAGGTCGGCTCAAGTACCTTACTCACAGCATCGGCGAAGCGTAGGTTTTCACACTTGAACGTCTCCAACTCGATATTAGCCATTTCCGACTGGCATTCGTCCGCGGTAAGTTCCGCGATGCCATCGCCACGCGCACGGTCAACCTGCGTCACCACATAACGGCGACCATTAAACACTAGCTCCATGTCGCTCACGATGTCGCGTGCTTCGGCCAGCGACGTGTCAACGACAAGCCTGTTAGTTGAGTCGATACGTTCGTCCACGGTCCACTCGGACACGTCGTTTACCGCGCGAATCGGCTTACCGTCCAAGCCGCAAAGATATGCAACTTCACTAGCCTGCATCACAACCACCTCATGAGATAACGGAAACTACCTTCGCTAATGTTCTCGGTTTCGATGTGATTCACGTCACGCAGGCGTGGGAATATGCCGGAAACTTCGGACACCAGCAGGTTATTACCATTGTCCATTACCTGATTATGCTGACTATCGATCACGCCACCAGTGAGCGTCTTGTCAATGCTCAATGTCTCACCGTTGACCGTGATTGACGGCTTGCCGGTAGCGGTGAACGTGAAGACTGGCAGGATAGTGCAATTTGTATCGATGCTGATTGTCTCAGCCAAATCAACTTGCTGTGCTTCACCATACCGGTACGGGTCATAGCATCTAAACACGAACTCGCCTCTGCAATAGGTGGGCTTATCATCCGACAGGCTGACAGATGAAACAATACCGGTATAGTAGCCCGTCTGGTCGCTGAAGCGTATAGTGCTCGGCTGTTCGATATTAAGGAAGTGGGTTAGCTTTGCCTGCATGTCAAGCAACCGGCAGGAGAACATAGTGAAGGAGACGGTAATCTCACGCACGGGAAGGCGCCGGCTCACGAACCTGCCGCCGTCACCACCCTTGTATTCCACTCCGGTAACGTCTGGACTCAGCAGGCCACGGCCGGTAATATCCTCAATCCACAATGTCATACCATCAGCTGCGAACAGCTGATTAAGGCTCACATTGTTGTAGTAAACATCAACCATACTCAAGCCCTCCGCATATCACGCTTCTGCAAACGGTTCAATTCCTGAGCAATCAGACGAATATCATTATCAGAACGCACCTGCATACTCTGAATAACAATACTAGTCTGCGGGATCGCGGACGTGACACCACTAGCAGAACTGTCAAACACCGGCAGTGAGCCAGTAGTAGTAGTCGGCACCTTAACCGCGTCCACCATATCCAAACTCAACGAGTCCAACGAGTCCATCAAACCACTCGTATTAGCTTTGATACCCATTTCGATACCGGACGGAATATATTTGCCGACCTCTTCGGCCATGACACGGGACGGGGAGTGGATACCCAACGCCTGCTTAGCCCAGTTGACTATATGTCCACCGAACCCGAGAATATTATTCTTCACCCAATTGAACATGTCACTGATACCATTCCACAAGCCGCGAACGATATTACCGCCAGCATCCTTAAGCCAGGTCACCGCACCATTGAAACAATCCTTGATTTTGCCGGGGATACCCTTGACGAAGTCCACAACATCATTAAATCTGTTCACGATAGCGTCCTTGGCTTCCTGGAATTTGCTCCCGAACCATGCGCCAATGTCGCTGAAGAAACCCTTGATTCTGCCGGGAATACCGCTGAACCAGTCGGTGACGGCATTCCACGCGTTCGTAATATTTGTTCCGGCGTCGGTGAAAAACTTGGTGATACTATTCCAAATGTTTTGGAAGAAGTCGCAAAGTTTTTGCCACAAGTCTTGCATGGTCTGGCAGAAGTCCTGCCAGGCTTGTTTACCCGCGTCAGTCTGAGTGAAAAAGTAAACCAAACCAGCTACAAGCGCCGCCAATAGGGTGATGACCAATATAATCGGATTAGCCGCCATAGCCGCGTTAAACAGCCATTGCGCTACCGTAGCGGCAGACTCCGCAATACTGAACGACTTAAGAAAAGCGACCACGCTACTGATGATTTGCGCGGTCTTGAACACGGCAAAACCGGAGCCGATACCAACAAGTGTCGAAACGATCCACGTACTATTCGCGCTAAACCAGTCGGAGAACCTTTTAAGCAAGTCCAATGCGGGTTGGATTGAATTGCCAATCACGGTGAACACGCCACCAATGGAAGTGCCAAGATTTCCCAAAATACCAGCGAGTCCGCTCCAATCGGTATTGTTCACGAAGGCGGTAAACTTGCCCGTCATGTCGGTCAAACCGTCTAGAAATTCCTTAACAAATGGGGTGAACGCGTCACCCAACGTGCCGGCCATGGTGCGTTTGAATGCTTCCCACTGTTGACCGATGCCCATGGTGCTTTCTGCGGCTTCGTCTGTCGCGCCCTTAATATTCTCATAAGAATTCGGCACGTTGCCGAGAGCTTCAATCATGCCAAGCGCATTATCCTCGCCAAGACTAGACCAAAGCGTTGACGCTAGACTGGCTTCCTTGGTCTTGTCGGTCATGGCGCCCATCTCACCAATAACCGCATTCAAAACGTCTTCCGCAGTGGCCTTACCAGCCTTGAAACTGTTGAAAACGTCCTGAGTGCTCTTCGAGAACTCTCCAATACTCTCCTCAATACGACCGTCCGTAAGAGAGGTGAGGAATTCGTTAAGGAAATCGCCCACCTTGTCAAGCTGATAAGCACCGGAATCTACACCGGCCTGAAGCAGTGAGAAGTATTCTTGCGCGCTGGTTCCGGCTTCAGCCCAACGGCCAGAATACTCGGACAGGTTGTCCGCGAGTTCGTCCGTATAGTTCAGACCATTCTGCATACCCTTGGTCATAAGGTCAGTGGCATCCTGAGCGCTCAAACCGAACTTCTCCATAAGCACCTTGACACCACGCACACTTTCGCCCGCGTCCGCGTCGAAGGTTTGCGCCCACACTTCCGTGGCCTTCGTGACAGTGTTCAAGTCACCCTCACCGATGCCACGAATCACCTGACTGACGTTAGACGCGACATTAGCCACGTCCTCCAAACTCTCGCCCCAGCCTTGACGGTAGAGTTCGCCCGCTACCTTGCCAGCGTTCTGCGCGGCCACACTACCCTTGACTAACTGTGCTTCCAATGTGCCTTGCACGTCAATCTGACTAATAGCCGTGTCAATCCCCGTTTTGAACACGCCACCGACCGCGGCAAGAGCGCCACCAATACTCGCGACTTTCACAAGCTTGCTAGGCAGGCTCAACCCTAACCCGTCCGCCAGCTCGCTAATCCCGTCGAACGTTTTACTGAACGCGTCCTTAATACTCGGCGCGTTCTTGCCACCGTTCTTGCCAACGTTTTCGGTGGCCTTGTCCGCCTGCTCCGCTGACTCTTTAATATCGTCAGTGGCGTTCTGAATATTCTTGACGCCCTTCTCGTAGCCGCTAGTGTCAATAACGGCATCGAAACGAATTTCACCCGCTTGCGCCATGTCACATCCCCCGTTCCAAATTCTTCACGTATTGTCTCAACACCTTGTCGCCCTTTTTCGCTTGCGCCGCACCGACTGCAACATACATGTCGTTCACGTGTAGTATGCGGTCACGGATCGCGAGACTCCGCCCAGCGTTCAACAAGGCTATGAAAGTCTCGTAACCCACCTCGTCAGCCAGCACGTCACGGATAGCCTGCCAGCCATAATATTTGCCGAACTCGGCTAACAGAAGTTCATCATCACGAAAAAACGCCGAAGCCTTAGCCTTGCTCTCAGCCTCCCGCATGGCTTTAAGCTTCGCTAACTGCTCCGGCGTGAAATCGTCAATGACCTTATGCACCGTCATTGACTACCCCCATTAGAAATACGTTTTACCGAAAACGAAACGCATAATCTGACGCATGACCGCCTGATAGGCTAGCGGATATTTCTGTTCCGCTTCCTCCGCCCACGCTTTAAACTCGTCGGTCGGGGAGACGAGTGGAATAAGCAGATTACACAAGTCGGTTTGAACCTTCAGCAATTGCTTGCTACTCATGTCCTGGGCGTTCAATGCTTGAAGGGTTTTCACCTTGTCCATGAATTTCAGATACGTGCCAGCACCCATAGGGTTAACGGTGAACACGGTGCCTTCGGGATTATTGGAGGTAATCAGTTTGAAGGTGTGTTCCTCTGTCTGTTCGCGGGTGTCAATGGTAATAATGTCTGTCATGGTTTAGTCCCCTTACTTCTGGACGGTGTCAGCCTTGCGCCACGTCAACGTACTTCTGTTGTTCCGGGTCATACTTGGTGCGCTTCGACGGGTCGGAGCAACCGAAGTTAACGTAGCCCTTCTCGTCAGGGAGCATGGTAACGTTCAGTTCGATGGTCACCGGGTCACTCGTGGAACCGATCGTGAACTCGCCACCGTTCTGGATCAGGGCGGCGGGAATATACACGTCGTTCGTACTGTCCGCGTCACAAGTATTGTGAATCACGATAGGCTCGCTAGTGATGGCCGTGCATTCACCCGCACCGAACGTGACCTTGGTGCCTGCCGTGCCCTTGGTCGCCAGACTCGGGAAGATGCGGCCAAGTACTGCCATGTTTGGGATGATGAGTGGAATAGTGGCGCTGATCTCGCTATAGGTGCCGGTAGGAACACTAATGGTTCCGGCTTGAGATTCCACGTCCACCGTGTTCGGGGTGAGTGTGATGGTGATGCCATCGGAGCCGACGAGCTCGGGGGCGAATTCTTCCTGGCCGATGTATACGGTTTTCTTGCCGATTAGACTGTAGTCTGTGGTGGCCATATTGTGTTACTCCTTATTGAGAATGATTATCGTTTTATGCTTGGTTCCTAGTTTACCACTTTTACCCCGGTTAAATCTGGGAGTGGGTAGGTGATGGTGAAGTGGATGCTTTTAACGTAGTGGCCTTCGCTGTCTACCGCGTCTAGGTCTATACTGCTTGCGGGGCTTATGGTGAGCTTGTTGTAGACTATTGGGCTTTCGGGTTGACAGCTTAGCGTGCATTGGTCCACTAGTTGCGTGTTGATGTATTCCATGAGTTTTAGGATGTATTCGCCTTGTCGGATTACATCGTAGAAGCGTGTGCTTATGGTGAGTTGGTCAGTGTAATGACCGTTGCCGTTGCTCATGGTGGTTGAGGTTATCCATATGCCATCCTTACTGCTGACTGCGCCAGTGTCTAATATGGGGCTTTCGTTCACGAAGATGGTTTCCCCATAGGTTCCGAAGCCGTGTTCCGCTAGGTCTAATGCTACTGCCAGTTCAATCATTTGAGTATCCTTTGGAAATAATTGTCCGCGTGTGCTTGGGCTTTGGCTACTGCACGATGTAGGTAGAGTCTTGTGCCGGGGTGTCGATGGTTTTCGTATTCTCGGCGTTTGGCGTATGGGACTCTGCCGCCACCGAAGGCCACATAGCCTTTCATTCCTTGGAGTTTGAACCGGCCTGAAGTTTTCAATAGTCCGGGGTGTTTGTCTTCGGGTGCTTTGCCGATTGGCGCGTTGGTTACTGCATCCTTGTGGATATCGGTGAGCATGTGGGCTAACCCTTGTTGCATGGCTTGCCGTCCTTGCGCGTATACGCCTTTATTGATTGTGACTTGTAGGCTCATAGTGTGCTCCTTCCGTAGGGTTGAGCGTAGACTGTGAGGAATCGGGTTTCACCGGTGGTCATGTCGTCACCTTGGCTTGCTTGAGTGATTTTGAATGCTCTAGTCTTGGTTTTGACTATCAGGTCTAATAGCATGTCGGGGTCGCGTAGGTTTGCGGGTATGTCTTCGGCTTGCAAATGGAATCGGCGGGTGGCGATACGCACGCCATAGTCTCCGAAAGCGTCGGAGTTGGTGGAGCGTTTGACTATGGCCTGCATGTCGGCAAGCTTGACGTTGTTTCGCGCTGAGCTCGCGTACTTCCATAGTTCGACGGTTTCCACTTGGTCGGGGAATAGCTCGAATGGGTTACAGTCCAAGTCCGTCACCGTCCCCAATCCAATACGGCAATACTGGCAGTGTGTTGGGTGTCGCGATACCTCCGACGCCTAACGGCTTATCGCAGAGACTCCACATGTTGATAACGGTTAGATATGGTTGGATTGCTTGAGTGAGCGTGTCCGTGGCTGTGTTCCGTTGGTAGGATACGCTAACGTCTTCGATGCTCTTGCTGGTGATTATATCCGTTTCATCCGCATGGCGTTGCATTGCACTGGCCATGCCTGACAACACAGATTGCAGACTAGTCGGGAGGGTTTCGAAACCGTATGTTCCTGAGACGGTTACTACAGTGCCCGGCTCAAGCTTGGTGTCGAGGGTGAGCGTGTTGCCGTACATTTGTTCGACTTGGCCGGTAGTGTAATCCATATCACCCGTGGCCGGAGTGAATGTGAATGCGACTGGGTTATCGTTAACCGTCACTTTGGTGATACTGCTATACCATGCGGTTAGAACAATTGTTTGGCCATCTTCGCTCACGATGGCTGGGTTGACTCCGGTAGCTTGAGACACCATTGCGCCGCATAAAAGTTTTTGCAATGCTGGCAGTATGGTCGGCAACCATTTACGAGCGTTCTCACCACCAATATTCTCAATCGGGATAAAAGACATTTTTCCTCCAAAAAAAGAATAGGGACACCAGCAATTGGTGTCCCTACAATCTTACAATGTCAGTTAGCGTTCTTGACTGCGTTCAAAATCTCGTTAACTTTGTTAATCACGTCGGTAAGCTCGGCTGAGCTGTCAAGCGTGCTAATTGCCGCAAGTGCTGGAATGGCAGGAACCGTAAGAGCACTGATATCTCCATCAACAGTTTGTATTGACAGTCCTTTGTTCTTAGAAAACATAAGACTAAGGTTGCCGTAAGTATTTTTGCAGATTCCCACTGGGGTTATGTAAGGCACGGAAACGTTGCGTGTGTCTACAAGGTTATTCTCGGTCAGCGTCCCGGCTTTTGCAATCTTACTGTTGGTATCGTCTGAGAGCTTCAGCGGGTTGCCTGTGGTGCCGGTTCCGGCGAGTGTCGCATCGGTGTGAATCTCGGTCGTTCCGCCGCCGCCGATGTCGATGTGCTTGCCGTTTTCATCCACGAAACTAACCTCGGTGACATGCTGAGACTTGGGGCGTCACCGTCAGAAATGTGAGCGTAAATGTTAGTCATATTCAATCCTTAATCAACGAGGGGGGTAGAGTCGTAACCCTACCCCCGTCACTTATCGTCAGTCGCCAGCCTTCGGGGTCAGCACACCGGCGCTCTTGACCTTGGTCAAAGCACCACCAGCGAAGATTTCAGACAGGTATTCCTGCTCATTAGTCTTCAGAGCGAAATTAGTGAACGCGCTGATAGACGTGTCACCGACCACACCATACGCCTCGGGGACGATGATAACGGCGCGGGTATTCGCGTCATCCGCATCAGTCCACCAGTCCGGCGTGATGACCTTATCGACACCGAGGTAGGCGGCGAGGTTATCATTACCGTAGCCGACGAGCGGGCGGCCGATACCGTCCGCGGCGGTGATAATATCCACCTTGGTCTCGGGACTCATGACGAGCACCTTGGTGCCGGTTGCCGTGATCTTGGATGCAAGGCCGACCACGTCGAGGACGAGATTAGCACGAGTACCCTCTGCCGCGCTCAGAACGAAATTCTTCCCCGCGAACTCGCTGGAAGTGTCCTTAGCATCGGTCTGCACGGAGCGGAAGAAGTCCATGTCGGTGTAGCCGCCGAGGATAATCTGACGGTCGATAGCGTGCAGAATGTAGTTCGGCATCTCGGCCAGCAGATACTTCACGAGTGCGCCAGGCTTATCGGTACGACGAATATCGCCCTTGTTAAGCACTGCATACTTCACCACGAAATCGGCGGCAAGCTTGCGCTCCACAAGGTTAAACTTCTGGGTCTTCTTGCTGGTGCCATAGTCGGCAACCTTGTAGCCGTGGGCGCGGGTATCATCAGTCAGGCCTGCCAGCTGAGCGCCGACGGTGAAGCTGTCAACGTCAAGCTTACGATACAGCGGCCACAGTTCGCTAGCCTTGTTGAGAACGTCTTCGATCTCCGTGATAACGCTGGTCGGGACAAGCTTGCCAACACTAGCCTCATCGATGGAAGCGTTGTCGGAATAGGCGTGGCGTGCCAGTTCCTCACGCCAAGCATTCTTGAAGCCCTGCACTCCCTGATTATCGGTACGCCACAACGCCTGCTCGTAAGCCTTGGTGGCATCCTCGCTCTTCAGCCAGTCCTTCAGCGGGTCACTGGCCTTGGCGAGAGACTGACGCGCACCGCCCGCGCTATTGATGATGATGTTGGTTCGACCATTAGCCACGGTCCCCTCCTTACTGTTTTCTGCCTCGTTGGACTGCACCGGCTCTTCAGGCTCGGTATTGTCAGATTCCTTTTCGGTCAGTCCATTGATAGCGTCCGTGATTTGGTCAATCAGGGATTGCGCTTCATCCTTGGTGAGATTGTTCTTGAGTTCCATTATTTTCCCTTCGATATTGTTGAGACTACGGAACACTGCTTTACTGTCTGCGCCACGGTAGACTACGCTGATCTCAACGAGTTCGGCGTTGTGGATTACACCGTGTTCGTCGGGGTCATCGTCGAAGTCGATTGTGATGCTGAACGAGTTCGTTAGCATTCCTTCGCTTGCCAACTGTTGCACGTTCTGGCCTTGCTCATTGTCGCTTAGTCGAGCCTGAGCCATTAATCCGTCATCATCAACCCAAAGTTTCTCGATGATGCCGACTTGAGCCGTGATGCTCGGCATGTGGTCAAGCAGGAGCGGCAAGGTCAGTCGGTCAGAGTCGGCTAGGTCGGTCACGAGCTTGAGTTGACCATCATTCACGGGGGCTTGCAGTGTTGCAAGTTCTACCGTGAAGCCATTGGTCATGCGCGTGCCAGAGTTGGCAAGGAACGTCAACGTGTGTCCGTCACTGCTGACAGTGTTCGCGTCGCAGGTGAGTGTCTGTTGCATTCCTGTTTCCTTACGTTTTGAGCGTCCTTACGGGGCTTATTGCTCTACACTGATTCTAACACTATTAATGAGAATGATTCTCACTAAGCATGGTGATGTGATAGAGCAGATAGGCACGGCAGTTAGGACACTTGAGCATAAGGCGGATGCTATGCTCCGTCTCGCCTAGGAACCTTCCACACTTCTTGCACTTGATTTCCATTTTCACGCCACCTCGTAAGTCTGCGTGCACCGGCACCTCGGATGCGCCGCCGCCGTAATCATGCTCACGTAATCATTGGAGAAGGTCTCCCCGTCAATATCCACGGAATCACCCTCGTCCATGAAGCTTTCCGCGAGTCCGACCACCTTGCCATTCATATGCTCGCAGAAAGGGCATGGCTTCTGCTCACTGCCAGCGTCAAGGCCGCTAGTGTGCCAGACCTTTTTCAAGGTCACTCCGGTTTTCTTGCTAAGATTCTGCGCACTGTAGAGATTGCCCAAGCGTTCAGCATTCCTCAATTCGTTTCCGGCCAGCAATTCGGCTCGGTCATCGTCAAGCAACCCATACAATTGGTGCACAAGTTCCTTATAATCCAGCTTATCCTTGATGCCTTGCGCGATAATCTTGGCAATGCTCTTATTGGCGGTACCCGTCACAGCGGCCACAGTCTTGGTCAACTGCTTCCGGTACGCCCTCTCGAAGGTTTCCGGCAGTGACTCCCAGCCGACAAGTTGTGCAATCTGCGATGGCGTCCAAGCGTCAAGAATCTTGGCAATATCCGGATTAGTCTTAGCCAATTCCTGCATGGCTTGAATAATCGTCTTGCCTGTCGAGTTGGCGTATGCGACTATTTCAGACTCATAGACCGAGAAAAGACCGTCCACGAGTTCGGCTTGAATCTCACCACTATCCACGTCAGTCTTAGCAAAACTATGCGCCGCTAGATTAAGGTCAATCAAGTCACGATAGTATTTGCGGACTAGCTTAGTTGCCTTGCTTACGGTTGATTCTTCCACGTCCGGTTTCACCGGTTCCGTGTTAACGTCATCATCTTTCGAGGCCTGAATCTGCGGCACAACCTGCGGGTATTTCGGCTTTGCGAAAAGAGACGGGGCGGAAGGTTCCAGCTCCAACTCACTATATTCGTCGGGCAAATGCAATGCCTTCACAGCGGTTTCGACGCTAGCCCCAGCATTGATAAGCTTGATAAGCGTATCTACCTGCACTGCCTGAGTGTCTGCCTGAACCTTGCGCACGTCCGTTTGCGCAGGAACATCCAAAGTGAAATTAATCCCATATCCCAACCCGCCGGTAATGCGATCAAGCTCGAACTGGAATTTGTCCCACACCGTCATGCACAAAGGTTTCAACGTGTTTTCAATGAACGCGCGTTCGGCCTGCTCCGCATTGGCATAGGTCTGCCCGTTATCAATGCCGCGCACAATATCCGGCACCGCGAGGGCGCTTGCAAGCCGGCTATTAACCACGTCATTAAGACTGGACAAGTCGAGCGAATTATTAGCCTGCTGGAAAGGCACCCACACAAGTTTCCCAGTATCGGACGGCTTACCACTCAGAGGGTCTACCGGAATCATGTTATAGACCACGCCGTTATTGCGTCCGGCGCCTTGGAACGCATGCTCAAGCTGATTCTTGGTGCGGGTGAAATCGTCGGCGGTAGCGGACACGATGCCCATCATGCCAGCGGGGACAGCGCCGTTGGCGAAGAAGCCACGCTCGTAATCAGCTATCATGTCATCGACGTTCGCCCACTTGCGGATGGTCTGCGCGGGGCTGATGCCACGCGACGGGTCAAGAGGGTGAGCGGAATAGCTGAGCGCGATAGTCTCATTCCGGGTAAAAGTACGGGTCTCCAAACGTCCGTTAATGGTCATGGTGACGCGATGCGTCCAAGTCGTATGACTGCTATCCCACTGCCTACTATCTTGTGGGAGGAAAGTATAACCGGCGATATTGTCCGGCGTCACCTCGCCGCCAGGCTGAATATATCCGCCTTGATTCGTCCAGATCAGTATATCAAGATGCGACTGGGTGAGAATGCTATTGGCGATGAATTTCAGGAATTCCAAGCAAGAGAACTGGTCATTAGGCGCGTACAATGCTTTAAGCGCCGGTGGTGCCGGGTTGATACGCTCGCCCTGAGCGTCAACCGCATAAGGGATGATAGTGGCGAAACGTCCCGCAATGGCGTTCGAATATGGGAAAATCTGCGCGTAAGCGTCATACGGTGGAATCACTTGCGTTCCACTGCCGCTAACCCTAGTCCATCCTTCAGTCAATGCGGGGGACGTTGGACGCGTGAAGAAACTTCTGATTTTATATCCGAGTTTAGACAATGTTACCGTCTTTCAATAGGCTTATTGATAACGGTTCCCATTATACTAGGAAAGCCCCCGCAATCACTGCGAGGGCGTATCCCAGTCAACCAACCACCGGCAAAGAAAAAGGACCAAAGCTTTACCGGCATTCTCTATAATACATCAACATCCCAACTAGTCAACTTCACCGGCGTGTACACGCTCAACAGCGTAGCGTCCGCAAGATCAGGCGAGCCAACATTATTCGCCGCCTTGTAATCCGCTTTCGCTTGCACCTGACGTTGATTCTTCGTCGTGAGTTTCCACTCGCGCGTGCTCAATTCATCAAACAAATCGTTTTTATCAGGCAATGAGTTAATAAAATGTATGTCACCGGCGACTAGTTTCTCCGCGAAAGTAAACCACATTTCGCTATTAACGTTGGGATATTTCGCATTGTCCTTGGCACGTGACGCGGAATTAATCGGCTGGACGGGCAACCCGTCCGCAATAAGCATGTCGGTCAAACCACCGCCAACACCGCAATCATCAATATTGATGGAAACCGGGCTATAGCGGTCAGCAAGTTGCCTAATGGTCTGCGCCGAGTCCGTTAACCGCGTGTGGTTCCAGCTAATTAAATCTATGATGGTACCGCCTTTGTTGACTGCTACCGCTGTCCGGTCTGCTCCCAGTCGTGCGACGTCAACGCCGAACGTTATGCCACCGTCAGGCATAATAGTGGTTTCAGCTGACTGCAATTGTTGCCACGACATAATACGATTAAGCACGTTATCGGTCGGCTTGCCCTCCCAGATGTGCGCGAAATCCGGCGACCCCTTAGCCTCCTGGACTTGTTGCAATACTTCCCGCGGCAGTAGTCCAGCCTTGAGCGCGGTTCGATAGGTGACGTGCTTGTGGATGGTTCGCGCCTTGACTTGCTCGTTCGCATTCCATACGAAGCGTTGCATGACCTCGTCTTTAGGTGTCAGCGGGTTCATCGCGAAAATAATCGTACTGTTTTCCTTGCGGATGGTTGGAAGAAGAATGTCCAGCGAGTGCTTCGAGATGAATTGCGCTTCATCGATGAAACAAACGTCAATACCTTCCAAACCTTTAACGGTGGTTTCGGGATCATTATGCAAGCCCTTGAACACGAAACTGGTGCCGTTCTCGTGCTCTATCGAGTCTTTTGTGATATTGTACCCGCCAAGGTCTAACAGGTGTATAGAGTCCTCTAGACTCTTCTTTACGGATTCGTTAATTGAGTTTTGGAACTCGCGCGCACACAAGACTCGAATAGGCTGGACTGCGCCACGCAATACTAGCGACTGGCATATGGTAGTGGTTTTGCCTGAGCTACGGCCACCCTCGAACACGAAATAGCGGGCTGGCGGGGTGTGTGAGTGAGTCCACCAGAAAAGGCTAGCATAAGCGTCTGGAATCTTCATAAAGGTCATTTTAATACTAGAGCCACCCTATTTTACTAGGATGGCTCCGAAGACCCCTTCTGCCACATGCAGATGGGCTATGGAAACGCCCCTCTAGTCGCGCGATTAGAGGGGCTGTGCAACGATTTAACCGCACGTTGTCAACGTCTACAGCTTTCATGAGTTCGCAACACTCAAGGGGTAGCAGTACCCGAATTCAGCCCCCGCCAAGGTTCTAGCGGAAACATGTTCCGCATCCTACGTGCATCACGGCTAATACGTGACGTGCCGGTAATAACGCTAGCTACAAAACAGAATATTAACACGCAACCCGACAGTTTGCAACCTACCTACACAGATAACCGTAAAGCTCTCCCGTCTGGAATCTTCATCCCACGTATTCTAGTAATTGATATGGAAACGCCCCTTTATCGCGCGAGTAGAGGGGCTGACTGTAACACGAACAATAAAAAAATAAAGCCCCTCCTCCAAATGGAGAAGGTGGCATC